GCCTCAAGATCTGCTGGGGTTAATCTTTCTTTAGCCATTTTTTACCTTACTATTCTGATAGTCTGTCCATATTTTTTCACCAACAATATCTTTGCTGCATGTTCCTGTTGATTCACAAATTGGAGGATTGCATTCTGCTTTATCCCAATTTGCTTGATCTTGACATGGGTAGCGGAAGCTACCTTGATAGCCGCATGATGTTAGCGCCAAGGCTAGCAGTACGGCTGATATTGAGGCTATAGTCTTTTTCATATTACTATTATAGCATTTGCGCCCCTGAAAGGAATCGAACCTCTGACGCAGGCCTTAGAAGAGCCTCGCTCTATCCGCTGAGCTACAAGGGCATGAATAAAGGCCAACTTTCGTCAGCCTTTATCCGTAACCATAATCATCCTAAAGTAGCGAGCCCGAATGCGTAGGGGGGTTAGCGCCTACAGGATAATTATATTACATAATTAATTAAAAATCTTTTTAGTTCTCTTAACGCAATTGGGAACTTTTTTGCCACCTTTATTTTTCCAACCAATCATTTCATATCCGTCCCAGCATGGGTTGGCTTTTTCTGTAACGTTGGCATAAAGAGCTTTCATGTGCGCTGTTGCGGCAGTCTTACTAGCATGGCATCCAACCAATTCTCCAGTATCTTCTTTAACTACTGCATAGCCTTTGCATCCAGCAGCACCCTGTTCAACTTTCCAAGGCATAATTACCTCCTAATTATTTGGAATATCTTTTTCAAAATCTGTTGGAATGAGTCCATGTTGTTTTGCAACTTCCATTCCTTCTTCACTTAAAGAAAATGTTGCTTCCAGATTGTCGTCATATTCTACTTTCATAAGTCCAGCTTTATATAGACCAATCAAAGTTTCATCAATATGATTCATGTGTGCAGCCCATAGTTCTGGGGCAATTTCTTTTGCCGCTTCTGTTATCTGCAAGATGAACTCTCCACTTTCATCTACCCCAACAACCTCTATAGCGCCTATCTCTATATAACGATCTAAATCTGGCATATTGTTTTCCATTTCTCTCCTTGTGTGGCAAGTAGGACTTGAACCTACGATTGCCGAATTATGAGTTCGGGGCTTTGACCAACTAAGCTATTGCCACGTTGGTACATTATAACGTTTCCGAACTAATATTGTCAATAGATGTTTCTACAACCTGTTGTACATATTCAGAAAAATGTTTTCTAATATTTCCAGCTGGCCTAGAACCAACTTGCTTCCATATCCTAGTATACTCTAATATGTTTGCATATGTAGTTGGACATACCATGATTCCATTAAATTCTCTTAAAACAGTAGGCAATGGGACATGTTTTCCACAGCACTTACACTCTTTTGCTCTTTCTTGATATAGATTTGTCATAGCATCATCATTCTTCCTATTGCATCCTGTAAATCATTTGGCATAGCCTTTGGAGGCTTTATAAGGTTTATTGCCTCTTCTTTTTGCTCACCAAAATCTGCTTTATAACTCATTGATTCATAAGTATGAATCTCTACTTCTTCATTATTGTCAAACCTGCTCCTGCTAATTGTGTTAAATATTGAACCACAGACAGCATCGGCCAAGTCTTTAGAACCTTTTCTTGGGTGATCTACCTTATCACGCATAATCTTTAACTGCAATAATTCATCGATAAGCAGCGGTATATGTGGCCCGCTCAATCTTTCTTCAAGCACAACCATTGCCATGTCATCGTAATGCTTTTTTGCAACGGATAAAATTTCTGTATTAATTCCATATGTTTTTAATTGCTGCATCATATCGTGAGAATTCCATCTATCAAATGTGCATATTCTAATTCTGAATCCTCTTGTTTTTAACGCAAGGATGTAGTCTTTAACTTCAGTAAAATCAACTGATTTATCTGGAGTTGGTGTCCAGAACCTTACAGCGTCTACTTCTACAACTGGGGCTGGTTGAGAGTATGTATCAGTAACCTTTACGTTTACCCATTTATTAACATGAGACATTGCTACTGCACAATGGTCATGTTTTTGAGCTAGATCAACATGGATAAAGTATTCTTTTTCTGGATCTGGAATAAACCACTCTTCAAGTCTTCCAAAGCTGTCTACTGCAAGATGAGCTTTATTAAAAGCTTTTTCAACCTTTTCTCTTGATTTAAAAAATGCGTCAACCATTTCTGGTGGCATACATGCAAATCTACCAAGGGCATCTAGTCCGTTTTTATAAAAGGGAATCTTAAAATCTTCTAAAGATCTTGTAGGATTAATCTCCCATGTCGGTCTTTTAATTGCAAAAACTTTAGGGACTTTATATGAAATAATGTTATCCTCTTCCCATTCAATTTCAAATTCATTACCCTCAACTCCGTCTGGCAAATCAACGTCCATCTTAAACTTATGTTTTTTAATTATGGTTTCTTTTTCAGCAATGACATTTTCATAAAATTTTTGTATTGGATCTCCCTTAAATCTAGGGAAAGACAAAAGAATTACTTTTCCAAAGTCAGGGAAACGAGAATCTACGGAACCTCTATACATTTCATATATAGCATCAGCAGTTTTTGCTTGGTCATGACCAGTAGTATTTTCAATAGAGAATCCAGAAATTTCATCAAGGACAACTACTATTACGTTATATCCTTCCCATGCTTCTCTTTCTGAGTGTCCAGAATGTACTGTTATGCCTTTATCAAATTTAATTTCAGAAGCTTTTTCTGTATACTTGCCAACAAACCAAGGGGATTTGCTAATTCTTGTTCTAAATCCTTTGAAGAAAACATTGTTTGCCTGTTGTGCGTTAATAGCAATATTTAAAATATCTATTGAGTCGCCAGATGGTTTTCCATAGTATGTAGCAGGATCTTTAAGAGAAAGAAGTAAATAAACTATGTATGCTACAGATATAGTTGAACAATAATCTTTTCCGCTACCCTTACCCAACTGTGCAATAACTTCATTACATGTTTGTTTAAATCTACGCTGCCCCTCTGTCTCTCCAAAAAGTTTTATTAGTGTTGACTCTTTGTAGATCTGGCTGCTCTTCTCAATGAGTGTATACTGGTGCTCCGAAAGTGGAGGGAGGCCAAGGTAATTTGGTGACGTAACAAATGTTCGTAAATCGACTGGTCTTTCATCAAATTCCTCTCCGTCTAGGATATCAATGAGATCATTAAAATTAAGATCCACTGGCTTCCTCTGTATTTATAACTACTGGCTCAACAACTCCTGTTATTTGAGAAAGTCTTTTAGCAACATCCATTTTACACTTAGGACATGATGCCGTAACTTCTTTTAATATGCCAACAAGAATTTCTTGCTTCTTTTCTGTTTCTGCAATTTGCCCAGCAAGTTCTGCGTTATCCAACAAACCAACCTGCTGTAGCATGCCAATTCTTTTTGTTTCTATGTCTGCAATAAGTTTAAGAGAGTTGGCCTTAACATTTAGTTGGCCTTGTCTATCTGCCTCTTCAACGGTGTTCCAGGCTTCTTTAATAAGCATTGCATAATGCTGATCCGCTCCAGAGATAGCTTCTTTTGCACGTTCTCTAGAACTTTGATCATTGTGTACGACATTTTTCCACTCATCAATTAGTTCAACAACTTCTGCCCTTTTAAATCCAGTTATTGTTGCTATCTGAGTTGGATTATTGCCTTTAAGTAGTTCTGAAACTACTTTATTCATGCGATCAAAATGATCAGCTAATTCAATTTCCATATGTATTATTATACTTCTAGTCGACTAAAATATCAACTTGATTTTGATTTGGCAATTTTTAATAGAATTAAATAGCCAATTAAATCATCAATATCATTATCTCCTGGGTAATCCGTACCCTTCATAAGTCTATTTAATTTATCATCTATACGAACATGCAATTGTTCTCTTGGATCCGCCTTTGAAAATATACGAACAGGGTCAAGTGCTGAGTCCCCGTAAGATATATTTTTATCAATAAGCATATGAGCAATCTCATGACATGCTTTCCAAATTCTTGTTCCCGAAGGAGCTGCTGTAGCATGAAGATATAGGTCTTCACAATGAAAATCTTTTACGTCTGCAAATACTGGTTTTAACATTACCGCCTCCTTATTAATCCAAATTGTTCTAGGTATCTTTGTATTGTCATAGCAGAAACTTTACACTCTGCTGCTATTTCTGTAACTGTTTTCTTTTGAACTACATATCTTCTATATAGCCAATCTTTGCTTTGATAAAGTTTCATCGTTCTGTCAACACCGTATTAGAATAGTGGGCAATACCAAAAGCGTCTGCCACATCAAAATCATCTAAAGACAGACTGTATTTTTTATTAAAGTAATCTACAGTCCTTTGTTTTCTGATTTCCCGCATTTTTGCTTTGTACCACGAATCAGCATGTCCTGGATTTTCAAACCTAAGTTTGTCTTTCTCCAACTTTGTTGGGTTTTTATTTCCAATATGTGCCTGCCAAGATGTAGGAGATATAGTAATAACACGAGCACCAGTAGACATAAGCTCAGCAATGACGACACCGTATACATAGGATAATTTTATCACAGCATCTGGCGATTTGACAAATACTGCACCCTCAACAACAATATAATCTGCACTTAATTCATTTAACATTGCATTCATTTTTCTTTTAGCATCATAGATTTTTTCATAAATGTCTTGACCATGCAATTCTAATTTACCCCATTTAATTGGCACATTATTATCCATTAGACAAAATGCTATTGAATTTGTTGATGCATCAATTCCCAAAACTCTAACTGCTTTTGATTTAACTAGATCAGCTAATCCCATCTAACATCTCCTTAAGCTTTTTACGAGTTTCTTTTTTCTCTTTATCTATACAAACAGTACATATTGATTTTTCTGTATATCTACTTAACTGTGCTCCACATAATTTACACCCACGTTTTGCGCCATTCCTAATTGCTTTCTTTTCATAATACTTTTCCATAATTCTTTTGTTTGTTGCAATGCGGCAGCATTCGTCAGAACAATATTTTTGATTATGTGTTTTAGGTGAAAATTCTTTTTTGCAATCTGAATTAGCGCAAATCATTATGCTTTTACCCCCATAGGAGATATTTCAATTGAACCAATGTCTGCAGTTTTAGACCAACAGTCTTTTTTAATTGGACAATATTTACAAGGCGACTTTGTTTTTGTGTAGCCTTCTGGTCTAATTGGCATGTCTCCTTCTTTAAAATTATCCCAAACCAGTTTTAACCACTCAAAAAGATCTTCGATTATCTTTTCATTTTTAGCATTCATTTCTATAGGCATAATAAGAATTTCTTGAGTATTCTTATTTTCATATAGCAAGAACCCTTCTTTTGCCCCTGTGAGTTTCATGTATGTAAGAAGCTGAAATAGGTGATTTTCTGAAGGCTTCATCTCTGCTTGCCTTGTGTCCCACACTTCCTGCTTTGCTGTTTTAATTTCTCCAATAACCGTTTCACCATCGTAGCTCATAACAAGATCCATGAACCCTCTAATTGGTGGGTATTCGTTTTTAATTTCTCTTTCTTCATCAACAAACTCTGGAAATGTTTTAATTAGATCTTGCAATCTTCTATGCGATTGAGTTCCAACAGACATGTTGGCAACATTTGTTGCACTATTTTCATCTATAAAATATGCACCACTAAAAGCCATATACCAATATCTTGGACAATTTCCATGACCATATCCAAAACTACTAGGACTAAAAGAATATTTAGTCATCTCTCCATCTTGTCTTTTAGTGGCAAGGTAGGCCTCGTCTAATCTTTTTCCAAATGCGGCAGCGTCAAACTTACCATTATATTTTTTAAACTTTAAATTACTAATGATATCTTTTGCCATTATATGCTGTACCTAGCCGAATACTTAAGAGCATCAACAAGTCTATCTGTTGCTTCTTTTACAGAATAATATATATTTTTTTTGTTATTATTTACTGTTCCAGCTTTATCTTTTGCAATTGTTGAATAATAAGATGCAAGTATCGCAAGCTTTGCGCTGATTGCTTGTAATTCAATAATTAACATAGGGGCTTTTGCAGATGGAACTTCTGGCTTCATAATCAACTTAACAAGAATCTCTAGAGCTCTATCTAGCTGTTCATCTTTCATAAACTCATGTAGATCATTAAACTCTGTTATTTCGCTTATTAATTCTAACGGACTTTTATCGCTCATAGAAATAACCTTTGCACCATTCCATAACCAAGCCACAATCCAAATATACCCATTAGTCCAGCAAATACTGGTGGCGCTGGAACTGGCAATTTAAATGCGGCAAACACTGCTCCTACACCTGCTCCAGTTAGCGTAGTCATAATAATTTCTTTAATCATTGTTTTCCTCCCAACAGTTAATTAACTGCTCTAATAATGTCCATTCAATTACTGCAAGCCTTGTCTTTGGTCCTTCTCCGCCAAGTATAAGCTTTAAAACAGGCATCTTGTCTCTGCTTACTTTAAATGTATCAGTACAAATTTTTGCCCAAATATCTGTAGAAATAGATATAGACTTTTCATATTCTTTATAATCTACAACAAAATCTTTCCATGAGGCATCACCCTTTTGATATTTTCCTCTACCAGAATTTTTGTGACCTTTTGCGTTGTCTCTTTTAATTTCTCTTCGTTCAGACATTATTTAAAAGGAACTGATGAAACATGGCCCATAGGACATGTCCAGACCAGTTTTTCCTCCTTATGTTTAAAAAATGCAGTATTTAATTCAGCGTTACATTCTTGACACATAAAAGATCCACCAACTACTGGAACATCTTCATCAATATACATCTCTGTGTTTTTTGATTCTGGCTCTTTGTTTGTCAAAAAATCATTAAGATCTGGCATATATCTTCTCCCTTAAATCATTAACTACTTCTTCATTAGACTTAAGGTATTCTAATGCCTTAGCACGACCTTGAAATCTTTCTTTACCAATTGTGTACCATGCTCCACCTTTTTCTATGAGCCCGTACATTTCTGCAACATCTAAGGTTTCGCCAACTTGATCTATACCAATAGCTTCCCCTTGGTAATAAAAGTCGTATTGTCCTGATAAATTTGGGGGGCCTTGTTTGTTGTAATCAATAATCCAATTAACTGGTCTTCCGACTCTTTGTTCGATAATTTTGTCGCCAACTTTAACGCCAGCTTTAATAGCATTAGCTTCAGCCTCAGAAGACCAGAGCTTAACGACGGTTGTAGAAAAGAACTTGACTGCCATGCCACCTGTGGGGATGTGACTAGCATGCATAGATCCAAACTGATTTCGTTGCTGTGAGATGAGAACAAGTAATGTGTTTTTGTTTGCATAATTTAACATTTTGACCGCATGGGTCATATCCTTTGCTTCTGCTCCAATTTGTTTTGTATCTTCTAACTTTTTTAAGTCAGTGCTATCTTTTTCAAAATAGATGGCTGGTAGCAAAGCCGAGATTGAATCAACAACAATGATGTCAACATTTGCTTCCATTAACTGTGTTGCAACATCAACCATGTCATTAACTGATTTTGCTGGAGAATAAATAAGCTTTGAAGAATCAACGCCAAGTTTATTTGCCCATTCTGGATCATAAGAGTCTTCTGCATCAATCCAAGCACATGTTTTTCCTTCTTTTTGTGCCATACCAATCATTTGTAAACAAAATGATGATTTACCTGCAGATTTGTTTCCCCAAACAAGAACTTGTCTTCCATAACCAAATCCGCCTTTAAGGGCAAGAGATAGTCCTATGCTTGGAGTTTTTTGTTTTTGATTGTCTACTTCTGTTGCAATTTGTACTCTTTTACGAGTTTTTGGGTCTAAGCCCGCTAATATTTCTTCTATTTCCATTTAAACTCTTTCCGTGATCCATATAGTATACCATTAAAACAAATTGCCGTGAAGTCTTGGCCTATTTCTATTTTTATCTACCTTATGATCTAATATATCGTCTAACGAATCTGTTACAATTCCAGCATTTCTCATAGCACCATATAGATCTAACAATCTAATTAATACATCTGCCATCTCTTCAACAATTTCACGACTACCCTTGTCTTTTCTAACTGCTTCTAAAATTTCTGTAACTTCAGAATGAACAAGTGCAAGTTTATTTCCAAATTTGTCATAGTTATGCTCTCCATCCCAAAATCCTTTTTCTATTGCAGACTCATGTAATATTGCTGCAAATGCATCTAAACCGTAGTCTAAAAGCACACTTGACGCAGTTTGCGTAGTCTTTTCTGTATTAGGCGGTGTTCTAAAGTTATCTGTTTTAATTACTCCCATTATTGTCTCCTAAAGATATTAAAAATGTTTGATTATCGTCATTATATGTTACGGTTATTCCAGTATCTTCTGATGCTGGATTAAGTAGAAGACCTGATGGAACTTCTACAGTATTAAGTGTTTTTAATATTGCCACAAGAACAGAAGTAACACTGATCTCTTGAGACATTTGTATCTTGTCGTCGCTCATTATTCTCCTACAATAATTTCTACGTCTTTATTGTTTTTCATCCATTCACACAACTTCATTAGCCACTCTCTAGTTTCGCAATTAGAACATCCGTCAAACGGTTGATACGGCTCAAAATCATCTGCTACAGAGTCTTCGTCGTATACAGTGTTGTAACATTGTTCCATGTGATAAACCAAAGTGTCTTCTAGATCCCTGGCTTCTTTTTCAGATAGTATTATTTTTGTCATTTTATTTCCTTAACCATTAGTGTTCCATCGTCTAATTTTGAAAGAGTGACATTGCAAATCATTCCTTCTCGCATCTTTGCTAAAGCAATTTTATACATAGTTGAAAAAACAATTGCTCTAACTAAACCTTTATCTTTATCTGTTAGCACAATATGAGCCATCATTTTCCCAGCTTTTGTCTTATATGGTGTAAAATTCAATACCATATATTTACCTTCTTCAATATTATCGTATTCTTTTCGATATAAGTAGTCAACAAAAATATCATCATTGTCTTTAGATATTTCAGAAACCTTTACATATCTTGCTATTCTATTGTCCCCGACCAAAATAAAATACATCTGACCAGTTTCAATTTGAGTCTGCTCATTGTGGAATAAACCAATAGATCCAGTTTCATCTACCAGTTCTATTCTTGCCCATCCTTGACCACGTTTAATTCCTTTAACCATTCCGAACATAACAAATGATCCAAGGTCATCAAACTCTTCAATTGGCCTTGCCTGTGAAG